TAAGAGCATCGTACAAGTGATCTTCTGCATGTGTATCTACATCTTCTGGATTTCTTTTATCCAGAGGTAGACTAGGTATCTGCGATATAGAGTCTACACAAGTGTTAAAGAAAACTAGTCTAGGTTCTTCTGTAAACTCGTCTATCTGTAAACGTCTGTGCAACTCATTCTTACCTGCTACACGAGAGCCTTTAGATCTATCTGAAGGTCTCCATCTACAACCCTTCATAATCATTTGTTCTGCAAGGCTAGGACCAGTGTCTCCACGGTTATGCCACAAAGAAGAGTCAAGTACTCCGTACCGTATCTTCTCGTTAGATTCACTTTCAATCTCTAAGATCATGTCTGCTAGATCTGTAGCTGTGACCTTAGATACGTAGAGTTCTCTGTAAACTATTAGTTGCTCTGATCCAGGAACTACGGCAAACCATAGTACTCCGGTGTAAGATCCGTAACCATAGTCACAAGCCCTGAAACGTGTCCAATTACTCGGTATCTCGTAGGGATCAATGACATGATCACGACGATTAAACTCTGGGAAGGCAGCACCTTCGTTAATATCCCAATCACCTTCAAGCAACTGTCTTCTCTGATGCTCAGGTAGAGATAAGAGATTAGCTTCGTATAAACCATCGTCTGATAGATAAGGGTTGTCGAAGAGGGTGGCTGGTATAAATTTTCTTTTGAATAGAGGCTCACCCTCTCGACTATGGCCTTTTGGCCATGAAATCACGTTTCCGTTTTCATCAGTGGCAGAGAACGAATTATTCGGTGTTTGGGGGTCGATAAACGTTCTTTTTACCCACTGATGCCCAGGGCCACCTGGGTTGCTTGTTGCTCTCATATACAGTGGCAATCCAGATGCCCTAGTAGTACGGAGACGTGATCTCATATAGTTCCATGCGTATGGTGTAGGCCACTGCGTAAGTTCATCAAAGCCTATCCAGCTAAAAGCTTGGCCTTGGTATCTCATAACGTCATCATCTCTATCGAGGTATGACATCCACAGTGTAGCACCTGATGGAGCTACCCAAGTCTTATCTCTTTCCATAAACTTAATCCCAGGGATAGCTTTTGGATAGAGTTGTTTACTTACCGATATAAGTTCTCTAAGCTCTTCTGTGCTACGGCGAACCAACAGCATTCGTGCATTCGGGTTGCCCAAGTACCTAACTGGGTCTGCAACCATTGCATACGATTTGCCACCACCTGCTGCTCCTCCATATAAGACTTCTTGTTCTGTTGCTGCTAGAAAAGAGGTCTGCGGCCCAGGGTTTGGTTCAAAGATAACTTCTTGTGCAGCTTGTTCGAAGTCTATTTCTTCAGGCTTCGGTTGGGCTGGTATCGAGGTAGTCTTTTTGACCGAGCTGTCTACCTTCAAGCCTTTCGGCTTTTTCAAGGGCTTCTTTATACCTTTGGGCGAGGTAACGTTGAGTTGAAGCTTCTGTCTTACGTTTTTGCTCAATTTTAACTCTCTTGTATAATCCTACATGGGAAATATATCTTCCAGATTGAGTACTGAGCCAAGCAGAGACTTCTCTATAACTATAACGTTTTAAGAACTCCTTAGCTTTTTCAAACAATTCTAATTCTTCTGGAATTGGTAGGAGTATATCACAGTCCTCTGGATGTTGTCTATAGCCAAATGGAATATGTCTTCCAACTCTAACTGTAGCTTTCCAGACATACTCCTCACCAATTTTTTCAGGTTTAGGCAGAGTCCAAGTTTTAGTTATCTTCATTGTCTTTATGTGGCAGAATAAACAGTGGACTTGCTGCAGAGACTTCTACTTTTTCTGTCTTCACAAAACCACTACGATCTAGGACATCTTTTGCAGCTGCCATCTTTTCTTTATTTCCCAGATCTGTTGGGCTGTTCATAATTTCAAACATTGAGTATGCAGCCTTAGTTGAGGAAGAGGCAATAAACCTCTTCGTCAGTTCTGCAATTTCATCTGTTAATGCTTCTGCCACTTGCCTAGAAGTTACGGCATCTGCATATCCAGCAAGCTTTTTAGCTTTGACCAGATTTCCTCCAGCTTCCTCGAACAATACGTCAAGGAATTTTTGTTGTTTTTCTGTTAAATTTCTGGCCATGATCCTACCATCATTTGTACTACCTTGCACCCTGTAGAAAGACTTTTTGAGCAATCTCTCCACGGGTTATTCCGATATCTTTTAACTCTTTATCGGACATATTCTTTAAAAGCCAGTAGTCTGCACGGCGTTGTTGTGCTACAGCTACTGCTTCAAACCAATTTATTAACCATTTCATGTTTATAACTCCTGTTCATGAACATTATGCATACTCTTTGCATGCATAGGAGTTATACCATACTTAGTTATACCACACTACTGACAATAGTGCAACCCCGCTACCCTACTGGCACAAAGGTCTCTGTTACCGTAACAATTGTATCTAGATGTCCACTACTAGAGGGCTTAACCTGAATTTTATCCCCTGGTTGCAAGATGAGATCAATATCTGGAAAGCTTACATAATCACTGTGACCTATACTCTTACCGTGTAGGAAGTGTGATGTGTAAGAGTCTGCCGCTACGTACCATTCCACGTCTACGTTAACACTGCCACTTGTTGCACCATTAACTACGTGAATAAAGGTAACCTCCGCTGTACAGTTAGCGGGACAAGTATACACAACCTCAAGGCTAGTCCCTGTGTTGTGACCATATACTGAACGCATACGGGAGGGTTTACCTTGATTGAGTACCGACATTAGTTTTTAACTACCTTTTTTATTGTTTTAACTACCCAAGCTTCATTTACTTCCGTGGTAGGGTCATCAGCAATGTAATGCCCCTTTTCATTCCTGGCACGAACCATCTCCAGTTCGTCCCCATCTTGCAGAACAGGATCACCTCCCTCCGAAGCTAGAATAAATTGCATAACTGAGTCATCTTTAGTATGCCACTCCCCTCTAATCTTCTCAGCAAGGACAGTACCAATGTGATCTACTACTTTGTCTTCCTCTAGCCTCATGATTTAGACATCCTATTAGGCTTCATTGAAGCACCACAGTTAGACATGCCGCCATCTTTCATGCCTATTTTCTTTTTAGCCATGCCTCCATAAGAGTAGCCCATCTTCTTAGCTACTTTTGGTGCTGCTTTCTTAAGGGCTTTCATACCTTTGTTCATCATAGTCATAATCCTTCTAAGTTAAGTTCTGTACTTTGCTGTCTTCTTAGCAATCTTCTTCGGTTGAGCTACAAATTGCTTACCCGATTTAGTTCCCTTACGTTTGGCTGCACTTGTAGCTTTATACTCTGCAGGAGATAGGGCATCTCTAGCTTTTTTAGGTAGGTAACGCTCACCTGTAGCTTTCTTACCTTGAGTGGAAGGCTTACCTGACTTAGTGCCCCACTTCTCTTTGCCCCACTTCTTAAGACTTTTTTGACTTTTTGCTAGCGCCATCTGCTTTAGCCTTTGCTGTTTTACTTAAATCTTTATAGTGGTATAGATTCTTAGAGGACTTAGACATACGAGCACCTGTCATCAACGTTCCATCAGGATGCTTGTGTGTCTTTCCGGTGTACAGGGTACCATTTCTAAGGTAATGCTTAACACCCTTCATGATTTATATCCTCCACCTTTTGCTTTATATTGCTTTGCAACCATTTGGGCTTTTCTCGCAGACCATTGTCCAGGTTTTCCACCTTTTCCACCCGCCTTAACTTTGGCGACAAGGTTCTTACGCATGGTTGGTTTTGTGTAGTTACCGGCTGCATTTACTGTAGACTTCTTTTTCATTATGCTGACTTTCCTACTTCGAAACAAAGAGGCACTGCAACTACACCTTGAATAACTAGATACTCCGCCATCTTAGTTGCGTCATCGTTACAGGCAAGTTCTTCGTAGAACATTTCTCTTGTGTTGGCAAATACCTGGCAAGATGTGGCCATCTGAGTACTGCATGCTAAGACGACAGCTACCCACATTACCACTTAACCTTATCTGCCCAATAAGCTGCAGACATCTTACCTTTTTTAATATTCTTCCTGTGCCTAGCTTTAAAACTAGCACGTTTCTTTTTCATCTTATCCGATTCACCTGCTTTAGGTTTACCCGCAGTAGATGCACCCTTTTCACCAAACTTGATATACTTATACTTACCACCCTCAGAAGCCATAACATGATGTGACTTACCACTGTCGTCATTAAGACGTTGTGGTTTGTTGACGCCTTTAAGTCCTGCGTCTTTCATCTTAGTTTTAACTCTCTCAGGGATAGCCATTATTTTTTACCTGCTTTACTATTTCTGGGAAAAGATCTATTTGCACGTTTAGTAGTTATAGATAGGTTTTTAGTTGAGTTATCTCTAGGATTACCGTTACGGTGATTTACATCTTTACCGTCACCTTTTTTAACTGCCCCAACTTTTTTAAGGGCATTACGTGCAGCATTTCTAGAAGCTCTATTCTTCTTTTGCTGGTCAGTACCTTGATAATTTTTGTACTCTTTTTTGTAATTTCTCATTACTACACCACCTACATTAATTCAAAATGTGGGCCATCAATAAAAGGTCTACGGCCTTGTGACCTACGTAAATCTACGTATGCCATCATTGCATCTTCCGATGTACCTTCGTATGTACGGATGTCACCTTCTGACCATGCAGCACCCCACTTGATTGCTACACCAAGTTCCTTAGCTGCTTCTTTCATTGCATCACAGAGGTCATCGTATACGTTTAACTCCCAGCAGCCCTTACCATCCACGTAAGCCATAAGGTCTACTGCACGTCCTTCTAGGTGTTTAGACTTCATAGTCTGAGACTTACCTGCAGCTACAAGCTTCTCCTGCTCTTCTACTGTACGCAGACCGTACACTACACCAAAGTCTACCTTGGTTAGTTCAATAGCTCGTTTAACTACGGCTACTAGGTTTTCATCTACGCCTTCCATCTTAGCAAGACTGCGATTTGATAGCTTAAAGGACATTATTTCTTCCCTGTAAAGAATTTAGATACGGATCTCATACCAATGCTGGCAGAAACTATCCCGCCTAGTGAATACTGATACCAAGTAGGCATAGCTTCTAGTGCTGTAAAGCCTGCCTGTACAATTTCGTTGCCCCATTCCCCACAAAATGCAAGAATAAGGGGGATAGAAAAGAGAAGGGTAATCCACTCGTCTTTCCAAGAGTTCTGAGTAGCTCTGATAGCTTCGATATCCCAATCAATCTCACCAGTAGCTTGTTTTACACGTATTTCTGCGTTAGCTTTTTGAATAGCTACCTTACCGTCAAGATAAGATGAAGCTAGACCGCCTACTGCACCTATTATTTGACCTATCATTTACTCGGAACCTTCTTAGCTAAGTTAGTTACACCCATAAATACTGATACTACGCCAGCGACAGAGACGAAATAAACAGAGGCCATGCTGCCGATAATAGTCGAGGCGTTTTCTAAGCCCATTAACCCAGTGAGGACAACACCTGAAGGATACAGAAGCATTCCCCACAGTGCAAACCAAGCCATTTTCCTAGTCTGATCTCTGTGTGCATCTTCATCCTCAATACGCCTTCTTTTATCGTCTAAAGCTAACTTATCCCACTCCGATTCGTCAATACAACCGCTACCATCTACGTCAACTTTGTCAAACTCAGTCATTCCCAATCTCTCTTTCGTCCAGGATCAAAAACGTCTCTAGCATTGAGCATTCCTTCGAGGAACATCGCTCTTTCTACTCTGTCTAGAGAGTATTTAATACCTGTGTCTTGAAATATAGCTTCTCTTACGTAAAATACATCGGATCTTGGTATGTGTACTCTACGCATCTTGCCTTCGTTCTTGTCAGCTAAAGCTCTATAGAACTCTTCAACGACATTATCCGAGGCGTACATGTGTCTTTTTCTCATATAGTTATACCTTGGGGGAGGGGTAAAGTCAATACTTAAAATTGGACGACAGAAAAAACTTTGTACGTCCATAAAGTACTACTTAAAGTTACTTAAAGTACTTAATAACTATTAATATATAAGAGATAATAGGAAACTTAAGGGTACTTTAAGTAACTTAAAGTAACTTAAAGTTACACAGAGGTTACTTTAAGTATAATTACATTAAGTATTATATAATACTCTGTGCCCCGCCGTCAAGGGGTAGACAAAAATATTTTTATTTTTATTGATTTTTTATTTGTGATCACAAAATATAATGGATAACACGATGTGATCACATAAAAGTGCGACAATTTGACCAGAACTAAAAAATCCCATCTCTGTCATTGGGCATATATACTATCTACGCACACCCCCCTGCCCCATACCCCCCGTAACATATTCAAGAATTTGAATGTGTTCGTATATCAACGTATTCTTATATATGGATGTATTATACAATATATGATTATATATGAATATGTGAATGTGTTATACTGTAACATTTAACTGACCGGGCGTTCAATTAACTCGGGCAAGTACCACTCATCACCACACACCGCAACACATTCAGATATTCGCATATGTAAATGTATACCCCCACCTTAATTGAACAAGCGTTCATTTAATATATATCCGGTCGCATTGCCTCATAACGAGAACAAAACGTGAAACATGCCTGACACTCAATGTAAGCCCCTTACAAGCCCGAAAGAGGTTTTAGGGTATATTGACCCATAAAAACCCTATTCCCTGCAACTTATTGTTTTTGTTCTGTTTATTTATTTATAGATATAAACAATTGATTTAATTAACAAATAAATAAAAATGCAATAAAACGACGATAAATATACGATATGTCGCAAAAGAGACATGACCAGTCGTTTTCAGACATAGGGCAAGCTGCTTTATGTTATTTAAGTCTCTTATAGGCCACGCCTATGCTTAAGAGCTAGTTAATAGCCTGTTATTTGACATTTTTGAGTTGCCACGGTTTTCGGTCAATATTCCACTCGGAATTGCGGCCACCCTTAAAACCAAGTCTATATTCCTCAGTCAGTGGGAATACAGGGGCAATTCAATCCATATTCG